GAGGAGAAGTATGTTGACTACTCTATCCAGCAAATGGACACGATTAAAGAGGCATTTAAGGAGCAGGCCCAGACCGCAAAAGAGGCTGGCTGGTTCGCTAGCTTTATCACTGCTATTACCCGCCCCGGTCTTACTTGGATTGCATTTGGCGTATACGTGGCTGTCAAAGCTGCTGGTCTGACGATTGCTTTTCAGACTAATGCGAACTGGGCTGAAGTCCTAACCAAGAGCTATGACGAAGATGACTTTGCCATGCTTAACATGATGCTCACGTTCTGGTTTGTAGGGCGATCTATAGAGAAGTACAACAAGTCGTGAATGAAGCAAAGAAGCTTTGCAAGGATGTGCTAATTAAGCCCTTTGAAGGGCTAGCAAAACGCTTGCCTGATGGACGAGTTCAAGCCTACCCAGACCCCGGAACCCGTGGACATCCTTGGACAATTGGATGGGGAGCAACCGGACCAAACATTAATCCCGGCACAGTTTGGACCATGCAACAGTGTGAAGACGCCTTGGACCATCATGTGGAATATTTTGTCCGAGGTTTGGTAAAACTATCGCCTACCATTCAGACTGCGCTACCCCGACGGATTGCCGCCGTAACAAGCTGGGTTTACAATTGCGGCTTAGGGAACTACAGAGTTTCTACCTTCAAAAAGCGTATTGATGTGGGGGACTGGGATGGCGCGGCAGACCAATGTATGCTCTGGAATAAAGCTGCTGGCCGAGTACTTCCCGGACTTACGCGTCGTCGCGCAGCCGAAGCCGCATTAATGAGGTAAAAATGCCTCTATCCAAGATATTATATAAACCGGGCGTTAACCGAGAAAACACGAGATACACCAATGAAACTGGTTGGTACGTATCAGAAAAGGTTCGTTTTCGTCAGGGTACGCCAGAAAAAATAGGTGGTTGGGCAAGAATATCTGGTAATACATTCTTAGGTATATGCCGTTCATTGTGGAACTGGGTAACCCTTGGCGGCCAAAACTTGATGGGCGTTGGAACCAACCTAAAGTATTACATTGAACAGGGCGGCGCATACAACGACATCACGCCAATAAGAACTAGAAATTACACAACGGCATTAAGCAATCCCTTTGATACGACTAATACTTTAACGACCGTCACGGTTAATGACACAGCGCATGGAGCGCAAGCTGGTGACTTGGTTTATTTCACAGGCGCAACAAGCGTAGGCGGGATACCAGCGGCTGAGCTTAATACGCGCCATGTCATTACATCAGTAACTAATGCAAATGCCTATGTTATTACCGTGACTACGGCGGCTACGTCAACAGTTACTGGTGGCGGTGGATCAGTAGCTGTTGAGTATTACATTAATACTTATGCGTTAGGTGCAGACCCATTTGCTACGACAAGTGGATCGCCGGTTGTTGTTGTGACTGCAAATTCACATGGCGCATTGAATGGCGACTTTGTAAGCTTTAGTGGTGCAAGCGCAGTAGCTGGTTTAACTATAAGCGGTGAGTATCAAATTACTTATATAAACGCCAATAGTTATTCCATCACGGCATCAGGCAACGCAAATGCAACAACGACGGGCGGCGGATCTTCTGTACTTGCTACCTATCAAATTAATGTTGGTCCTGCTATTCAAGCACCAGTGGTTGGGTGGGGTTCAAGTACATGGGGTTCTGGCGCCTGGGGCGTAGGTACAACATCAACAGATTCTCTGCGCCTATGGTCTGCAAACAATTTTGGCGAAGATTTAGTATATGGGCCAAAGGGTGGCGGCATTTATTATTGGGATGCCTCGACATCAGTGACAACCCGCGGTGTTTCAATTGAAACCTTGCCGGGTGCGCTAGACACACCCATCATACAAAACTTTATTCTAGTTTCAGATGCCTATCGATTTGTTATTTGCTTTGGGTCTAATGATGTAGGTTCTGTAGTGCAAGATCCGATGCTTATAAGATGGTCGGATCAAGAGTCGGTAACCGACTGGCTGCCGACCGCATCAAATCAGGCTGGTTCGTTGAGGCTTTCCCATGGTTCAGAGATCGTAACGGCCATACAAACAAGGCAGGAAATTGTTGTATTCACGGACACGTCCATTTATTCGTTTCAATATCTTGGTGCGCCACTGGTATGGGGCACTCAGTTGCTTGGAGACAATGTATCGGTGATGGGCCCGAATGCTGTTTCAGTAGGGTCTGGTGTTGTTTATTGGATGGGCAAAGATAAGTTTTACGCTTATTCAGGGCGTGTACAAACACTTAACTGTGACCTGCGTAAATATGTATTCAATGACATAAATCTTCAGCAGAATGAGCAGGTTTTTTCAGGGACAAACGAAGGCTTCAATGAAATTTGGTGGTTTTATTGTTCAAATAATTCAACAGTTATTGATAAGTACGTGGTTTTTAACTATGTCGAAAACATCTGGCACTATGGCACGTTAGGCCGGACGGCATGGATTGATGTTGGGTATAGAGATTATCCACAAGCTGCTACTTACAGTAACAATCTGGTTAACCATGAGTTTGGTACGGACGATAATGAAACCGGTACGCCGACTGCCATCAACGCTTATATAGAGTCAGCAGAATTTGATATACAGGACGGCCACAATTTAGGTTTTGTTTACCGCATCCTGCCAGATATTACGTTTGCAGGATCGACGGCTGACAGTCCGCAGGTAACCATGACGTTGATACCGATGATGAACTCAGGTTCAGGTTACAACAACCCACAGTCGTTGGCTGGTTCAAGCTCGGCTACGGTGGCAAGGACATCGACGGTAACTATTGAACAATTTACGGGGCAGGTGTATGTACGCGTCCGTGGCCGTCAAATGATATTTAAAGTTGAAAGTAGTGACTTGGGTAATGCGTGGCAGCTTGGATCGCCGCGCATTGACATCAGGCCAGACGGAAGAGCAACGGGGTTGGGTGCATGATTAGGCTTGATAACCCAGCATCACCAAATCTTCCGCTAGCGCCGCAAGATTATGAATGGCAATATACAGAATCGTTTAATAATATTTTACGACTGTATTTCAACAGGTTGGATAATGTAACAAGGAATTTGCTTGGGCCTAATGGCGGTCAGTTTATTGATTGCCCAAACGGTTTGTTTTTCAACACAGCAGATCAAACATTTGCAGCTACAAACACAGCATATCCAGTGGTATTCGATACCACTTATCTGGGTGGCGTGGTTGCGCTGCAATCTGGTAGCACATCAAAGATAGAAGTAAGTATTGGGGGTATATACAACTTTCAATATTCTGGGCAAGTTAAAACAACAAGCGCGTCAGATAAAAATTTATATTTGTGGATTAGCAGAAATGGCACGGATATAGGTTATTCAACGCACGCCTGGACATTCCATAACAACAATCATTATGCAGAAATAAGTTGGAACTTTAATATTGACTTGGCGCCTGATGAATATATTGAGCTGAAAGTAGCTTCTGACAGCACTGATATTAGATTAGATGCGGAAACAGCAACGTCTCCTCATCCAGGTATACCTTCGAGCGTATTAGCAGTAAACTTCATATCACCTTTGCCGGACCCCCGGCCTACACCACCATAGCAGAGATAAATATGTCTACTAGCGGTCAATACAATTACGATTTTGGATATGGCGGAGAAGGCGATGTTTCGTCAGGGAATGAAACCGCGGGGACTGACTGGGGAAGTATTTTTTCTGGGCTAGGCAACAGTTTAATGTCTGGCTTGACCCAATCAACCGGATCGGGAATTAATCTAGGAAATTTGCTTGGTGGCGGTGGAGCAGGTGCAGGGCTTGCCTTAGGTTTGGGTGCGTTAGCAGCAGCGCTATCGCCAAAACCAAAGACAATCAATATGCCTAAGTATGTTCCAGCGCCAGTATATGACAGGGCTCTTACGGCACCGATGTTTCCCAAGCAGCCTCCACCTGCTTATCCAAAATCTGCAAGCGGCCAAAATATCTATGAACCATTTCATGGGGCTCCTTTATTTTTCAACCCAAACCCATTTCAGTTCGATCCAACAGAGGCTGCAAAAAAATATGGGCCTACGCCAGAACAAATAGCGGCAGGAAATAATTTTTACGGCGCTGGAATAACATCGTTATTTCAACCACTTACACCAAAGCCTTTAGAGTTTGAAAAAAAGAGAGAAGGCGGTGAAATCAATAGCCCTAGATATTTAAATGGTGACGGCGATGGGATGTCAGATGACATTGTGGCGACGATTAACGGTACGCAACCGGCAAGATTGGCGGATGGTGAATTTGTGGTTCCCGCCGACGTGGTGGCAGATCTTGGCAATGGTTCTTCTAATGCTGGAGCAAAGAGGCTTCATCAAATGATGAAGAGGATTAGAGATGCAAGACACGGCACTGATAAGCAACCGCCGCAGGTAGACGCTGAAAAGGTCTTGCCTGCATGAACGAATTTGATCATGAGTGGGAACGATGTGGCGCATGGCTACAGTCTGCTCTTGATCATGCAGGCAATTTGTTTGCCCTAGATGATGTTAAGCGTGCAGTGCTGGAAGGAAAGGCGGCATTTATACCGGGTATAAAAGCCGCAGTGGTTACAGAAGTCCGTATTTACCCACAGAAAAAGATTTATAACTGCTGGTTAGCCGGTGGTGATTTAGAAGAATTGAAGATGGCGTTTGCACCAGTAATACGTGCTTACGCTAAGAAATCAGGTTGTGACGTCATTACAATTCAAGGAAGACCTGGATGGCGACGTGTATTTAACATGCGCGAGAAGGGTGTGGTGTTAACTGAAGAGGTGCCATTATGAGCATGGGCGGGCCAGATCAAACGATAGTACAAAGCGCACCTGAGTATCAGTTGCCTTACATATCTGACCTATACCGCATGGGTCAACAAATAGCCTATACGCCATATACACCGTATAGCTTAAACCGTTACGCAGAAACTGCACCGACTTATCAGCAGGGTGCAGAAATGTTGCAGAGACAGTCTATGGCACCAGGGCTTCTTGGCACCATGAATGTTGGCGGTCAGAACATGGGTGTCATGCAAGCCTATATGAACCCATATCAACAAGCGGTTACTGATGTTGCAAAGCAGCAAGCGTACCGAGATTTTGGTGGGCAGATGACGCAGCTCAAAAGCCAAGCGGCGCAGCGCGGTGCATTTGGTGGTTCGAGACAGGCGATCATGGAATCAGAAGCGCTTAGAAACTTGAATCAAAATCTTGGCAATATTCAGATGCAAGGGTCGGCACAGGCGTTTGATAAAGCGGGCCAGCTTTATGGGCAAGATATTGCAACGCAAGAAGCTAGGGCTAGGAATTTAATGGGTTTAGGTTTAACAGACGAAGGAAGGCGCCAAAGAGATTTAGACTTCATGTACGAAGAATTTCAGCGTCAACGTGACTATCCGAAACAACAAGCTGAGGCATACAAATCAATTATCTTTGGACAGCAGCAGCCCTCTTCTCAAATGGGATACACGGCGCCTCCTAATCCTTATACACAGGCGCTCGGTTTAGCTGGTCTTTTGTATGGAGGCTTGAGATGATGCAAGGCGGTCTTGCTCCAGATGTGAATATGCTGGAGGCGATGGAGATCTTTAAGGGCGTACCTGATCAAGAGCTTCCTAAGTACATGCAAAATCCCAGGCTTGCTATTTTTGCAGCAGCAGAAGCAGCTCGTCGTGATGACATGAGAAAGCGTTTTGCACAGAAAGCGCAAAAGCCAAACAAGCCGGTCGTTGCCCAATTGGCAGAGTCACTGTCACCTACGATGCCAGAAATGCCACCAGGCATGAATGCGCCTCAAGATATGTCTCAACAGCAAATGCAACCACCGCAGCAACAAATGCAACCACAAATGCAACCACAAATGCAACCATCTGGGCTAGGTGCTATTGCCCCGCAAGGCATGGCAAAGGGAGGCATGGTTGCTTTTAATAATGGTGGTTTATTGGCCGATCCACGTAGCGGGATATTTCAAAATCAATCCGGTGATCTTGAGCAAAAAAAGCAGAGGTTGGCACAATTAGAAGCGCAAATGAGGCAGCCAGGTCTTCCTGGGCAAGCGCAAGCAATCCTAGCTGCCGAGGCTGCAAAGATTAGAAATGAACTTAGTGGGCCTCAAGCTAAACCACAACAACCTGTTCATTC